AACTCTATTAGAGGTTACAATGGCATTTACTCTCTGGGCATCAATGATTGGACTTATACGAGTGTCATCTGAATTGAGTGTAAGACTCATTTGTAGTGATTTTCCGCCCACAACATTAGTGAGTTTTAAGTCCTCATTAATCTTAGAAGCAATCATTCTTGGAGTATCAAAATAATTTTTTTGATTTATTGAAATATCTTCAAATCCAGAATCAATATATGGAATTTCATTTCCACTAAAACTCTTACTGGTAGTTGTTCTTACTTGAGCAGTAATATTGGTTCCAGTAACAGAAACATTTTGAACTTGTGGTGTAATAATTTCAAATGGCATATTTTGAGTAGCTCTTATCTCTCTGCCACCAGTTGACTTGTCCCCTCCGATATAAAGTTTTGGATGACCAATATCAGTGCTTCTATCAGTTCCAGTGGTAGAACTCATATCAAGTTTAACTTTATATGAATCAAATGTAAAGGGATTTGACTCAGTTACATCACTCAAATCATGAGTTCTATTAATTCTCATCAAATTAATATTTGAGTTTTCATATTTAAATACTGGTGTTCCAATTGGATATGTTCTTGGATCAGTTCCCCTAACAATATCTCCCCCAATATTATTTCCAGAGACATTGGTATACTTGATAATTTCCTCACCAATTAAAAGATATCCAGCATTTGTAGTTCCAACTCCAACATTTTCAAAAGTAGAGAATTGTGTCCCAGATGCAACAGCGATTGCTGAGGTAGACCCGGAGTTATACTCTGCTGTTAACTTAGTTGGTTTGATATCTGGAATTACTCCAGAAATAGCAACGGAGTTTTCTGAGAAATACATTCCATGATTTTGATGGTTCACCTTGAAATGAGTTCCCTCGCTATCAATATTGATTGTTGAAATTTGAACATCACCTCCAGTTCCAAGTCCAGTAGCGCCAGAAGAATTGAGTTCCGTTGTAATACCGGAACTATTGACATACATTAGAGTTTTTGCTGCACCAACAACAAACTCACCCTGAACATTGCCAAACACTAATTCATTAGTAATACCAATTCCAGCAATTGTTAATCTTGCATTTCTACCAATAGTTGCAATACCAATGGTGGTAATACCAAGAACATCACCCACCTGATAACCAGAACCTCCAGATGCGATTGTTGCACCACTTGCAACAATAGATCCATCTTTGATGCTGATATCAGCAGTTGCACCTCTACCATTTCCAGTAATTGTTACCAGATTAACTCCACTAAAAGTCAAACTTCCATCAGCTGGAGTATATCCAAGACCAGCATTACTAATAGTGAGATTACCTACAGCAGAAGCTGCTACTCCTACCAAATCTCCAGTTGCATTTGTTCCTTGTTGTGAGAAGGTATTACCTATCTCATAGGAATCTGCTACCGTAGTTCCAAGACCAACTCTAATTTGTCTAGAGTTCATAATAATCGAATCTGGGAGAAGTTTTGGAATTTGTCCATTTCCTCTGGTGAGTTCTGGACTATAGAATTCTACTGTTCCATTTTCAACAAAGTCTGCTCTATAAAGAGTAAACTTAAGGTCTTCCCATTGACTTGGTTCCCATGTGGATGCGTTTTGTGATTTAAACAACGATCCAAGATATGGTTGATTTGAAATAAATGTATCTGTCAGAAGATCTACTTCACCAATTCTAGAGATATAAACACTATATTTGGTGGAGTTAGATGCTAAGCATATAGCATACTCAGTGCCACCCTCAAGATACACAGGTGCTTTAAATTGAATATTAGTTGCAATTGATCCATCAGCTGATGTTTGAACATCATCTGGGTCTAGAACAATTTCTGAGAATGGTAGAATTTTTGCAGTTGGTGAACCATTTTCCATAGTTCTTAACTGGAAGACAACAGGAATATCCATGTCATCTTTAGATCTAAAGAATACATCACAACTAGTCAGGAATACTCCCGTTTCATCCTCTACCAAGAAAGACTGTGCGAGTGGATCATAATAAGTAATGATTGTCTGTGTTCTTGCTTGTGAACCCACAGTTCTTGATGATACAACTTGTGATCCAAGGGATCTACTAACGTTCCTACTTTGGAACTCATTCTTAAGTTCAATTCTTGCATTTCTAACGGAAACAATATTTTCTTGAACTGTCTCCAAAGTTCCCGAAGACGCAAATCCTTCTTCTGCAATGGTGACTGCTGCATCTTGATTATTATCAATATTATCAGTCAAAGTAAATGTCTTAGTTCCTGCCTCAAATCTTGGGAAACTTATATTATTGGGGTCAGGAATATAGTAACTACCAATAAGAGTGGCAGATATGTCAGAAACAAGTCTAAGATTAGATACTGATGCTATGGCACCACTGGTCTGTCCACGAAGAGTCATTCCTGGTCTTACCCAACCATAATACTGTCCCTGAGCTTCATTAGAAAGAGAGAATGTATCAACATTTAGTATGGTTGTTGTCGAAGAATATGCGGCTGACAAATCCTGAGTGTTGTATGGGTTCTGCCTAAAGGTCTTTGTTGGTGCATCATAAGGACCCTCTCTATGATTTGATTGTGCAACTCTAAATCTAATGAATGGTGAGGATGGAAGAGTGTTAGATCCAATATCACCAACGACTTCTGTCAATCCAACCACTGTTTCACCAACCTCAAAAGTACCAGAAGTCATTGTGATTTCCAATAATTTTGGAATACAATACTTAGAAATATCAACACCATCAAAGAAAGGATAAAGTCTTGTGAGTGGTTTCATTTTTTTAGAAACAAACTCAACATTTCTAGATCTCATGAATGGAATAAGGTCTCTACTTACAACTCTATCACCAACAGACTCGCGATCAAATTGCTCAGTAACGATAGTTCTGACACCGTTTCTAGACGTGGTTCCACTTTGTGTTGTTGTTCTAACTCTATCTTCAACAACTGTATCCCAAACTGTTCTTGTTGATACACTTCTTCCTGGTCTCCAAGTCTCACCTTGATGAATAGTACCAGGACCTCCATTAATAACTCTTCGACTTGTAGACTCAACTACGTCAACACCAGTCCAATTGGTTTCCCAAGAATCCCAAACAATAGGACCAAATCCCGTTTGGGGATCAATGGTTCCGTTATCGACCATTCTTTCAAAAGTGGATGCATAATCACCCTCAACATCAATAATTTTAGCTTCAAGTCTTGCGGTGTCAACCCAATTATCTGATGCTGGAGTAAGTTCAAGAGTTCCATTCCAAAAACTGATTAAGAAAGGAGTTACACTCTCAGTTCTAGTAGCAAAGTTTTGTTTAATATATTCAACCTCTGCATAATCAAGAGTCAATACATCATTCTGTTTTCTGACATTAGCACCTTCTATAGTGGCAAAATTAAGATCTAAAGTTGGATCTTCATCAACAACTGGACCAAAGATAAGATCAACTGAATTTGTATAGTGTCTTGGTCTTAATTCATTATACTTTCTATCAATTGCATTATTAATTCTATATGTTTCATCTTGAGCTAAGAAATCATTAAAATTATCTACAAAGAATCCAGACTTAAATCGATTTAAACCTTCGCTATCTGGAACAAAAAAGTTTGCAGTTTCTTTTTCTAAAAGTGAAAGAGTTGTGTAATATTCAAGACTCTTGATTCTATTTTCAAGTTCCTTGATATCTTGCATTCTAAATCTCTTGTGCTGCAAGAAAGAGAACTTAGCATCTTTTACATTATAAAGATATGCAGGAAGTTCTACTCTACAAATTTCAAGAGCATCATCGACTGGATCTGGTTTTTGTGGGCTATCTGATGGAGTTCCATAAATGATTTGGAACTTACCTTCTTTTGTTAAGAAAACTCTATCAATTCTTCCTTGATAGTATGATATATCTGTTAAAATTGCATCATCAGATGCAAGTGAATTCGCAGCAGACTGACCAGATCCATCGAATGATCTACCAAAGAACTCAAGAGGGGATCTTGAACTTTCACTTACAGTATAATTGGAAACTCTAGGTCTGATATCTATAATATCAGAAGTTCTAACAATACCAACATCTTTAATATCTTCAGCATAATCTAATTGTGCATACGAATTGACCGTTGTTATATCACCATCATCAGTATTTGAATATGAAGCACTTGAGAAATAAATTTTTAATTGTTTTGATGGTTGAGAAGAATCTACTTTTCTCTTTAATCTTCCATGATCGTAGAAAGTATTTTCTTGACCAGTCTTGAAAGTATAGTTGGGAGAAATATTAAAGCTAGGTGCTGATAAGGTTGATACTAATGAAGACGCACTTGATTCTTCAAATTGCAATGTTTCTCCTTCAACGAATGCTATATCATTTTTATAAAGGAATGATATAGTCGAAGCATTTAATTTCTCTGCTACTATGGCAGCAGCACCACTTGTTTGTCCAACAAATTTCTCACCGACTAGCAGTTCCGCAGTTGTTGTTGAATTTGTATTAATTGATTGTAATACAACTTGTGGGCAAGATGGCTCAGAAGTATCTGCAGATTCAAAAATTCCATGAATTTCAATAATATCTGGAGTATTCAACGAGATAATTTCATCTTCAACTCTGACACCAAATGGAAAATTACCAAATGTCAATCCATTATTTAAAGTTGTTGAACCAGTTCCAGATCCAGCAAGTTTTGATTTGTTTACAACAATAGAGTTGACTCTATTTTTAATTTTTTCCTTTGCTTTTGGTTTTATTTTTCTAAGTGTAGCAATCAAAGTTGCATCAGTATCATTAGTGCCAAGATTACGAATTAATAAAGTTTTACCATTAGATGAAATATCAAACTTATCTGATGATAATGCCTCTGTTGATCCGTCAGATCTAATTAACAAATATCTCTCTTCATCAAATGGTAAAAATGTTTCATTTGTTCCTGCTACTACCTGTGCAGACAATTCATTACTTGCAATATTAACACTAAATGTTTTTCTGATGCTTAATGAAGCATCTGCAAGATCAACATTAGATACGTTGACTTTTGGTAAAAGTGTAAACAGAGTATTATCGGAAGAAGGAGCTAACTCAGTGGTAAGAACTTTTAGATCAGTTACATTTAATGTTGCCGAAGCAGGTAAAAATCCACTAGAAATTCCAGTGACTGCAGTTACACCAGATACAGTGACGTGAGTTGTGCCTACACTAGTAACTCTAGCAATAATTGGATCACCATCCAATCCTGGAGTTGTGTCACTGTATTGAATCAAATCGTTTTCTTTTACAATGGTTCCGGGGAACAGCGTATTTGTGCTTCTAATGGTGCTAATTCCACCAGAGAGGGGACTTACGGTCGCAATACCTACGATAAATTTATCCGATTGAATTACATCAGCACTAAATGTATTGATACCTGTTGTTCCGTCATTTGTTCCATATACAGACTTAGCATCAGAAATGGTATGTTCAGTAACTGCTATAGCAATTCTACCATCAGAAATTCCATTAAAAATAAGTTTTTCATTTGGAATAAAAGTTCCACTGGTTTCATATACAGTTATTGCTGTTCCAGCAGAAACGGCATGTCTTAAGAAACCAGTTGCTCCACTATTATCTCCCTTTACAAAGGTAGGAACTGTTAATGTTTGTGCTTGGTTTAAAGCAATATCAGTTGTTGTTTGTACATCATAGAGAGCAAGATTCCATTCATTTTCATCAGCATTAGAAAGACTATAAGAACCAGACTCTAATCTAAAATCATATACTCTTGCAACGCCAACTTCATTTCCGGGAAGAGTCTCTGAACTACTACCAACTCTTTGATCTCTTAAACTTACAAAATAAGTGTTACCAACACCAATTGTAGGTGTTCTATGCACTCTATTAATTCTTAAAGTAGGTCCAGTATTGTAAATTATGCTTTGATCTTCAATTGTTCTAGTTGTTCTTGGTTTATCTACGTCAAGATAAATTGTATTAACACTTTCAATTTCATATCCTTTGATATATGCTTTACCAGGAGAAACTCTATACAATGCCAAATCATCACTTGGTGTTACTCCACCAGGGGTAAATTGACCTGCATTAAATATTCCACCATTACCAATATCATCATTTAACGATTCTGCCATGCCTATATCAAAGGCTTTTACATAATAATTTCCAGATTCATCAAAAGTTCTTCTAGCAAGAGTATCAGTTATATCAGAAAATCCTGCACTCCCACCAAATAGAGTTTTTTTACTTTCAGTTTGAAGAACACCATCAATTACTGTTGCTAATAAAATAAAATTATCATCATTAAAATCATCAAGTGCTTTTTTGAATAGACTTACACTAATTTTAAGTCTATCTGCTCCTGGTGCAGAATAATTATTAAATCCCTGAGAATTATCATTCAGTGATTCGTCTAGATCCGCAGTAACAATTTCTTCATTTACAAATAAACCAATCCTATAACTAGGAGTATTTGAATATTGATCTAAAAGTAAGGTTTCCCTACTTACATTGACAAAATTTCCTCTAACAAAATAAACCCCATTGTCGATTTGAAATGCAGATCCTATTGCCGCTGCATTAGTTTCTATTGTTGTTGCAAAAGGAGTCTCTGCTGCAATCGTTGTATTGCCTAATAGTCCAGAGGTTATAACTTCGCTAGATGAAAGTTGTTCACCATCAAAAAAAGTTTGAGTAGAATTATTTCCAGTGCTGGAAGACAGGTAATTAATATAAAGAGTTAAAGTTCCATTTTCAGAATCTTCCGGCAAAAGAATACTATCAACAAACGCAGTGACCCCGGATCTTTGTCCCGTAATTTTACTTCCGATTAATTGGTCTGCATACGCAGATACAGGAACCCCTTGGAAAGAGTTTTCTAACTGAACACAATAATATATTTGACTATATCCTGTATTTCCTGGAATAACTTTTGCACCTTCTTTAAAGAAGTGTTGACCAAATCTTTCAATTTGATTTTGCAGTATGGATTGAAGAGATGTTAACTCTCTAGCCTGAACAGGATATCCAGGTTTAAATAATACCTTATGATAATCATTTGTGGGATCAAAATCGTCAAAGTATGGTGCTACGTTGAGGTTCGTCTGTTGTGGCATAATTCTTTAGAACTGCAAAATAACTTTTATGTCTTCCTTTTGGTTTGACGATCTTGTTATAGATGGTCTGTTGTCAACGTAAATTATATTACCGGAGTGTTTCTTAACCTCTGGATTGGCAACACCACTCGTAAAGGTTTGACCGAGATAGTATGTACGATTATTTATTACGGTAGATATACCTGAGAAACCACTATCAATTGATAAATCTAAACCAACCGTAGGTGTAATTGTTAATGCGCCACCTGTGCCGGGAGATGAAGTAAATTCTTCTACATTAAATCCATATTGAGGTTGAGTTTGTGCAGTTCCTACGGTATTAAATCCTGCTAAAGATCTGTCTTGCCAGTATTTAAGAACTCCGGTATTTTGATCATAACTTACAACTCTACCAACTGCTGTTGTACCTGTAGATACAGTTTGAGTAAAATATGAATCTGCTGTAAAAGTAGCAACGCTATATCCAATTCCAGATAGTTTAAGAGCTCCAAGAGCACTCACTTTATCTGCAGAAAGTACACTAGATGATCCAAATTGTTCTGGGTTTTCTACAACACCAACTCTTGCAATTTGATTTCCAGTTATAAAATCTGGATTATTATTATCATTTTCAATTCTAGAATAAAGCAGAACATTGTATGCACCAAGTTCTCTATAAATGTCTGCACCATGACCACCTTGTGGAGGTATGATTACATCAAAAGTTGGTCTTGTAGTTCCAGTTGGAACTCCTCCTGCTATTAAATCAACGCTGCCAAAAGTATACCCAGATCCTTGATTTG